AAACCCTCATCGTCCTACGCCGAAGACGGGACGATGCTGCATGATGTCATGCACCGCGTTCTGTGCGGCGACGCGCTGGACGAGGCGGCGCTGTCTGACGCGCATCTTGAGAAAATCAAGTTTGCGTTGGCGTCACTCAACGAGATTGATCCTGATAACCAGATGGAGTTCGTCACCGAACAGCGCGTGCATTTCGGCGGGTTCCTCGCCGGGGTCTTTGGCAGTTGCGATCTTGTCGGCCGCATCCGCAATCGCGCCATCGTTCTCGACTGGAAATTCGGAGATGGCGTCACGGTCGAGGCCGAAGAAAACGAACAGGGCATGTTCTACACCGCCGCCGGAATGCGGACGCCGGAATTGCGCTGGGCGTTTGAGGGTATCACGGAGATTGAAATCGTCATCGTCCAGCCGCCGTTCGTGCGCCGCTGGGTGACGACGCCCGGTCGCATCGTGGCGTTTGAGCGCACGCTGGCGAGCGCGGTCGAGGCGTCTTTCCTCCCCGACGCGCCGATCAATCACGGGTCGCATTGCCGCTTCTGTGCCGCCAAGCCGGTCTGTCCGGCGCTCACGGGCGAGGTCGAACGGGCGCAGCGGACGCAGATAAAGGGGCTTGACGCCGAGGCGATTGCGGCTAGCCTAGAGGTTTCCACTCTGCTGGAGTCCTGGATCAAAGAGGTCCGCGAAGTCGCGCAGACCATGCTCAAAAACGGCGTGCAAGTGCCGGGCTACAAGCTCGTCCCGAAGCGCGCCACACGGCAATGGGCCAATGAAGCCGAGGCGCTTGACGCCCTCGCGCAGCTGGTCCCGTCGCAGGAATTGACCGAGATGAAGTCTCCGGCACAGGTCGAGAAGGTGCTGAAAAAGCACAAGACCGCCATGCCGGAAGGGCTCATCGTCTCGGTCTCATCGGGTGACACCATCGCGCCGGAGAGTGATCCCCGGCCGGCGGCGATCACAATAGGTGCGGACATCCGCCGCGCCTTCTCTAAACTTAAGGTAAAGTAATGAACATCGTGAAATTCGGTAACGCCAACCTTCCCGCCGCCTCTGATCTTTCCGCCGCGCTCCGTAGGAACACCGAAGCCGTCGCGGGCGGCAGTGGTCAGATCATTCTCAAGATGGACCGTTCCGGCCATTGGGTCTACGGCGCGGATCAGACCGAAGTGGACCGCGACAGCCTCTGGGCCGTCAATCCCTTCTCGTTCGTTCACGGCTATATCGCCTGGGGTGAAGGCGAAGTTGCGGCGGAAAAGATGGTTTCGATCACCGAGCCGTTGCCGGAGGTTGACGTTGCGCCGCCGCAGGCGAAACGCGGCTGGGAGACGCAGATCGGCATGTTCGTGAAGTGCATTGAAGGTGACGACAACGGCATGGAAGCGCGCTATACGGTTACGTCGGTCGGCGGTCGTAAGGCCATGCACGCGCTGGCGATGCAAGTCGCGGATCAGCTTGACAAGGATCAAACGCATCCGGTTCCCGTCGTCAACCTGACGAGCGATTACTATCAGCACAAAGCCTACGGACGGGTCTACACGCCCGTCTTCGAAGTTCAGGAGTGGATCAGCCTCGACGGCGACGACGCCGCGCCTGTCGAGGAAACGCCGGCGCGTCGTCGTCGGGGCTAATGAGCGGGGGCTTCGGCCCCCGTTTCCTTCTGGGAGGGTTGAATGAAAGCCATCATTGTCACTTGCGACATAGCGGTCCCGGTCGCGGACGTTGAGTATATTGATCTGCCGGTGCGCGGGCACATGAGTTTCCCCGGCGCTCCGGCGTGCCCGATCTTCGAGGGGCTGGCCGGGCCGTTCTACGAGGGCGACGGACAAGTTCGTTACGAGTCGTGGTCCGCCATCAACCTGTTATCCGAATGACCATCTGGATAGACTTCGAGACGGCTTCGGAGTGCGACCTGAAGACCGCTGGCGTCTACAACTATGCAAGGCACCCGTCCACGCGGGTTCTTTGTATGGCCTACGCCATTGACGACGGCGACGTGCGCGTCTGGACGCCCGGCGAGGCCCTGCCGGCGTTCACGTCGCAGATTCGGGCGCATAACGCCGCCTTCGAGCGGCTCATCCTGCGGCACGTCCTGAAGCAGGACATTCCGCTGGAGCAGTTCTATTGCACGGCGGCGCAAGCGCGCTCCAACTGCGCGCCGGGCAGCCTTGAGGATGTCGGGCGCTTCGCTGGCGCGTCCATGCGCAAGGACCATCGGGGAGCGTATCTTGTCCGGCAATGCTGCATCCCGCCGTTCAAGACCGATCTACTGCCCGAATTGTTTGAGTATTGCGCCCAGGACGTGCGTGCCATGCGCGCCATCAGTCTCGGCCTGCGCGAGCTCACCGAGGAAGAACTGGCGGATTACCACGCCAACGAGCGCATCAATGATCGGGGCGTCCGCGTCGATCTGGACCTCTGCCGCGCTGCGCAACGCTACGCCGCCGAGGAATTGCGCGAAGTCACCGAGATGGTCGCGGATATAACGGGTGGGCTCAAGCCCCGCTCGCCGCGCCTGCGCGAATGGGTGTTCGCCAACGTCAGCGAAGTCGCACAGGAGTTAATGACCGGCAAGGAAGGCAAGCTATCGCTCGACAAGACCGTGCGCGGCAATCTGCTGGCGCTCGCCAACGAAGGGTCCAACCATGTTCAGCCGCATGTCGCGGACGTTATCCAGTGCGCGGACGATATTTGGGCGTCCAGCGTCGCCAAGTTCGCCCGGCTGGAGGGGCTGGCTGGTGACGACGGCCGTGTGCGCGGGGCTTTTGTGTTCGCTGGAGGGGCTGCTACAGGCCGCGCTTCGTCCTACGGCGCTCAGGTCCACAACTTCGCGCGCAAGTGCGCTGACGACCCCGAGGCTGTCCGCCGCGCCATGGTCCGGGGGCACGCCATCGTCCCGACTTACGGCAAGCGCGTCACCGACGTTCTCAAAGGTATGCTGCGCCCGGCGCTGATACCCGACGAGGGCAAGTCCTTCGTGGTATCCGACTGGTCCGCTATTGAGGGGCGGGTGAACCCTTGGCTGTCGGGGCGCGGCGATAGCAAGTTGCAGCAGTTCCGCGACCATCTTGACCCCTACATCGTCAACGCCGCCGCCACCTTCGCCACGACCTACGATTCGGTCACGGACGATCAGCGTCAAATCGGGAAGGTCCAAGAATTAGCATGTCTTTCAGAAGATACTTTGGTGTTGACGCTGTGCGGGGATAAGCCCATACAAGACGTGTTGCCGGGCGATTTCGTCTGGGATGGGGAACAATGGGTTATAACCGATGGACCAGTCTATAAGGGCGAAAGATACGTCGTTGACCATGACGGACTGTGCGCCACCCCGGATCATCTCGTGTGGGTTGAAGGGAAAGCGGACCCGGTTGAGTTCGGATGGGCCGCCGCCAACGGGTTGCCTTTGGTTCGACCGAGGGCACCGCGTGAAGCTCCAATATCCGAAGATTGCCAAGCGCCTATCGGCGGCCAAACAGCGATGCGAGAACCCAAATTCTCCGGGTTACGCCACTTACGGCGGGCGCTCGATAAAGTTCGAGTTCTCGTCAATCTTGGAGGCGTATGTTTGGGTGTTGGAGAACATCGGTCTTCCGCCATCCATGGATATGGAATTAGACCGGATAGACAACGCGAAAGGGTATGCGCCGGGGAATCTTCGTTGGTCTACGAAAGTGCAGAACCGTCGGCATACGTCGAAAACAGTCAACACGTCGGCCTTTCATCATTTCCGGCAGAAACACCCCGATATTCGCTACGCGGACAATACGTTGAAGAACCTTCTGTCGATGGGGCTGACCTTCGCGCAGATAGCAGAAAGGTGGGCGCGGCCAAGCTGCAAACCAAAAGGCGTGTATGGGACTTGCTCAACTGCGGACCCCTTCATCGCTTCACTGCACAAGAGCGATTAGTTCACAACTGTGGTTTCGGAGGCGGCGTCGGCGCTTTCGCCGCCATGGGCCGCGTCTACGGGCTGCGACTGCCCGAGCATGAGGCTCGGCGCATGGTCGCGGCGTGGCGGGGGGCCAACCCTTGGGCTCCCCTGTTCTGGTCCGAGTTGGAACTGGCTTATAACCGCGCCATGCACAACGTCGGAAAGCAGTTCACGGCGGGGCGGATCACCTATATGTTCGACGGGCAGCACCTCTGGTATGCGCTCCCGTCCGGGCGGGTGCTCTGCTACCCCCATGCGCGCTTCGAGAAGGGCCAAATCACCTATGCCAAAGCCGCCTGGAAGCCCGCCGCCGACGCCAAGCACTGGCCGCGTGCCAAGCTGTGGCACGGGCTAGCCTGCGAGAATGTCACACAGGCGACCGCCCATGACCTTCTGCGTGAGGCTGTGCGCCGTCTTGATGGCGTGGTCCTGCATGTTCACGATGAAATTGTGCTGGAAGCTGACGCGGCGGGCATGGCGAAGCTTCAGGAAGTGATGACGACGCCGCCGGCATGGGCGGACGGGCTTCCGCTGGAAGCAAAATCAAAGGTCATGGGAAGGTACGGAAAATGATTGATTTCCTTATGGGGCTCGCTGACGAAGGCGAGACAATGCTTTTCGTGCAGCAAAAGCCCGTGACGCGGGATGGCGTGCAGCAATTCCACCTGGACGGTTCGCCCAAGTATACCTATCCCGCGTTCAGACCCGGCAAGAAGGCGCTCAAGGGCGCGTATTACATAAACACCGGCATCTTCATCGAAGACCGGTTGGCGAAGAACTTCTCGGCGTCCAAGGATAACATCGAGTTCGTCGCCTTCATGGTGCTGGACGACATTGGCACCAAATCAAAGGTTCCACCTCTGGAACCGACGTGGAAGATGGAAACCAGCCCCAATAACTACCAGTGGGGCTATGTCTTCCGTGTGCAGCCCAACAAGGCTGCGTTCAGCGCCGCCATCATCGCCATAGCCAAGGCAGGCTTTACCGATAGAGGCGCAATCAACGCCGTCCGTAATGTCCGGCTGCCCGGCTCGGTCAATCTGAAGCCCGGCAACAATAACTTCGAAGCGCGGCTGGTCGAATTTCACGAAGACAGGGAGTTCACCCTTGATGGAATCTGCGAGGCACTGGGCGTTACGCCGGAAGAAGAAAGCGCACAAGCGCCGTCCATCCACGTCAAGGATTCGGGCGGCGATACGGTCTTGCAATGGCTGTCCGATGCAGGGCTTGTTCTTGAATCTGCTAACGCCAGTGGATGGGTGGGCGTTGTATGCCCAAATGCCGCCGAGCACTCTGACGGCCAACTAGGCGCGCGTTACCTCCCCTCGACGCGGGGCTTCTGCTGCTACCATGGGCATTGCCATGACCTCGACAGCCGCGCGTTCCTGCAATGGGTGTGCGACAACGGCGGCCCCCGCGTCGAACACGGGCTGCGAGACGACCTGACGGCCGGGATCATGGCCGAGGCGCTTGCCAAGATAAAGCCCACCGAGGCTTTCCCCGACCGGGCGTCCGAAGTGCTCGAACAGGTGAACCGCCGCGAGGCTGGCCGGCAGGATCGGGCGCAATGGTTCGAACGGTTCGCCTACACCATGTCAGACGACGCCTATTTCGACCTCGAGACGCGGCGGGAAATGCCTCGCGGCGTCTTTAACGCCGTGTTCCGGCATATCCAATGCAACAGCCGCCACAACGGCCGCCGTATCGAGGCGGCGATATGGTTTGACGAGCATCGCCAGGACGCGGGCGGCCGGGCGCTCGCCGGCATTACCTACGCGCCGGGCGAGACGGCCATCGTCGCCCGCGATGGGCTGGTCTACGGAAACAAGTGGATGGACGCCCGCCCGCCCGCCGGCACTGGCGACGTAACCCCATGGCTGGAACACGCGGAGCTCTTGATTCCCGATCCTGACGAGCGCCGCCACGTCCTGGACGCTATGGCGTTCAAGGTTCAGAATCCTCGCGTCAAGATCAATCACGCCATCTTGCACGGGGGCGACGAGGGCTGCGGCAAGGATACGCTTTGGGCTCCCTTCATTTGGTCCGTTTGCGGCCAGCACTTGCGCAATCGCGGGCTGGTCGATTCGGACGGGCTCTCTGGCCAGTGGGGCTACGCTCTCGAAAGCGAAATCCTGATCCTTAACGAGCTCCGCGAGCCCGAGGCGAAAGAGCGCCGGGCGCTCGCCAACAAGCTAAAGCCGCTTATCGCCGCGCCGCCCGAGACGATCACTGTGAACCGGAAGGGGCTCCACCCCTACGAGGCGCTTAATCGCCTGTTTGTCCTAGCGTTTACGAATGATCCTGTCCCGATCACGCTTCCCTCACAGGATCGGCGCTGGTTCTGCACTTGGTCGCACGCGCCTCGCATGGCTCCTGACGCCGCCGAAGCTCTCTGGCGCTGGTATACCTCCGGCGGTTATGAGGATATCGCCGGCTGGCTGCACGCGCGGGACGTGTCCGGCTTCAACCCGGCGGCCGCGCCCATGGAAACAGACTTCAAGCGCGCGATGATCGAGAACGGAATGAGCTCCGCCGAATCGGCGGTCCTGGATATGATCCGGCGCGGCGAGGGACCGTTCAGCGTCGGGGCAATCGGCGGGGCATGGTATAGGATCGAAACCGACGTGCAGGCCGCGTTGCCGATCGACGCGCCTAAGGTCTACCGCGCGGCCATCATGCACGCGCTCAAAGAGGCGGGCTGGCGCGACCTGGGGCGGCTTCATTCGGCCGCGCATAGCACCAAAAAACAGGTGTGGGCGTCGCCAACGCTTGCGAACGTCTCAAAGAGCGCCATCCGCGATATGATAGAGCCAGGAGCCACGGTCGTGGCCATGAAAAAAGCCCCGGCGGGTTAGCGCCGGGGCCAAAGTCGTGACAGGGAGGCTCAGCAGCAAGTGCCGAGTCCCATATAGAGCAAATCCAGACGCCTAACAACCTCTTGTTCCGTAAAGACAGGGTTACGGGGCGCCTGGGGTTCCAAAGTCTGCCAGAATTGCCACAGAGGCGCGTTTACCTCATAGGCCGGCGCGTTCCGTGGCATGTCAGGAATGACGCATTGCAGCGCCTCGTATTGTTCTTCAAATGTCATTGGTTCACCCCAGGATCGTTTCCAGCACCACGATTATAACCAGAACGATAATCCCGCTCATAGCGTTTCACCCCGCTCATTATCGTGGCGTGCGTCCGGTTCATTAGCTTCCCTATCTGTGGATAGGATGCGCCCGTCTGTCTCATTAACCAGTAGACGCGGAATCGGACTGCCAGCATATGCGGCCGCCGGTCGTGTTCCAGGAGGTGCGCCGGCCGCATCCCTGCTTCCCGCGCCTCGCGCGCTAGAATCTCTTGAATCGAGCTCACGTCTAACCCTCTCCGTAAATATGCCGCCATGGTCAACCATGGCTTGCAAAGCTTCATCCGATAGGCTTGCCAATAGGCTCACAACGTCTCCAGACATGCCGCAGCTATCCTTTCTGTCTCACGATACAGTGCCGCCTCGATCAGTTTGAAAAGAGGTTCAGAGGGGTCTAAGACGCGGCCAACGTCTATCGAACACACCCACAAGTCTTCGACATACCGGTCGAATATACCTATGTCGGGCTCCGGTTTTCCGACACTAAACTCGATTTCCGCCTCGCCGTAGGCGAACACGTCGCAGCCTTCTTGGAGGTGAAGTTCGTCAAAGATATATGTCGTTTTCATTCGTTTCCTCACAAGTTGGGACGAAATCCCAGTTAGGAATCCAGACGGATTGCGCGCCAAAATGCACGACTCGCGCGCGTTTCGCGCGTCTGCCGCCTATCGTCACATGGGACCATTCGACGCGGCCATCGCCAGACAGCGCCACGCCATCGCGCGCCGCAAGCCAACGAGCGTAGTCGATCGCCTGTCGCTCCTGGTCCAGCACTGGGCGGGGCGGATTCTTGTGCGCCCGTTTAACGCTTTTCAATAGACTCATTGACGTGCCTCGCAAGATACGGCCAGTCGGCCTGATCAAGATACGCAAGCGCCGCCGTTCTGGCGACGCCTGGGTTGGTTGTGTCCTTCACAATCGAGACGAAGGCGCTGTGAAGCGCCTCGGGGGTTGTCTCAACAGTCCAGTCGCGCCCTAGCAGGGAAAGAATGTAATGCGTCGCGTTCATGCCCAGTGCCTCCTGGCGAAAGCCGCGCCATATTCCTTGCGGAAGCGCGCGCGAAGCGCATGGCCGTCCAGGTCAGGACAATCTTCTCGCATCCGGTTCCAAAGCGCCGAGGCGCGGCGCGACCAGTCCCGCTCGCGCGTATCGTATAAAGCGCCGTCGCTCACGAATAGGTGCGTCATGATTCCCTCACATAGTCGCGGTAATCGTCCCGCGTGGCGCGGGAAACGAAGACCCCATGGCAATAGTTGCGCCGCGCGTGGGGTGGCGCGAGCGGCAAGGCATAGGGAAGCGTGAGGGAACGCTCGCGCCATGCGGCCGTCGCGACGGCCGATACTGCGCGCGCGTTTGCGCCAACGAATCCCGCTTCGCGATAGCATTCCGCTTCGTAGGCGATGGCGGCTCTCAACTCGCGCCGCGTTTTGACGTAAATCACGGCCGCGTTGTCCGGCATATAGCAGCCACGCGGGCCGCTGGAAATGTGGAAATATGGCATAGGCTTGTCCTTTACAGCCAAGAGGGAAGGGAATTATCGAGCTCGATGCGGCGCAATGGCATAATCAGGGCGTAGTGCGGAACGTCGATCGGCAACACCACGCGCGCCGGGTTGCCGCCGGCATGGTAGACGCGGAAAAGAGACTTGCCGCCCAGAGCAACGGAAAACTTGCGCAGCTTCTCTAGCAGAACGGCGTCAAATTGCGCCGCTTCCCCGCTAGCGGGCTCCCTTGGCAGGATGGCGCGCCAGTTAGGGTAGTTATCCGTCGCGTCATACTCGGCGCGGACGCCACCGCAGGCAATGACGCCCGCAACGGATAAATCGGCTTCACCTTTTTTGAATGGTTTTAGCGCGGTCGTCGGAACGAATTGCGGCGCGATGGCGTCGGCCGCGCCTAAATCGAGCGCAACCAATATGTGGCCATCCGTGGCAACGCCGACGGCGCGGTCGTCTTTGTGTTCGATGTGAATGCCGGCAATGTGCGGGCGATGTGAATCAGTTGAGGCGATGGCCGCCAAAGCTTTTAGGGTTTGCATGGGTAGAGCTCCTGATCAGAGGGAAGGCGTGGCGTAGAGCGTATTGCAAACGCGGCCCTTGGAATCGAGCAACGTCCAATGAAAATCGTCTCCGGTGGAATAGCGGGAAATGTTGCCGCGATGGCGTGCCCACATCTTGCGATAGGACGCGGGCAGGCACTCGGCGATGGCATCCGGGCAGGGCGTGCGGCCGTCCGCGTCCGCGATCATGCCAACGGCCGGAATCGTGCCGACGGGCCCCTTGGCTAGCCCCTTCACCAAGCGGGATAGACGGAGAGTGTAGCGCATAGGTAGAGCTCCTGATTAGAGAGGCGCGCGGCGCTAACCGCGCGCCAGAGAGTTAGCCGATGCAAGCGCCAAAGCGCGCGCGGTGGCGGGCAATCATTTCCAAAACGCGCGCGGCGGCCGCGCGAGTCTGCGGGTGGCCAGCGCCGTGGCGACGCGCGGTGGCGCGCGCCATGGCGGCGAAGTCGAGGATTAGAGCATGAGACTGGATAGCAGCGAGGTTGACCATGGTTAAGCTTCCTTCGTTGGTGACAAGGGTGATGATATCGATATTTACAGGCGTGTCAACTAATGTTTTGCAAGTTTTGGGTAGTTTGGGTTATTTTTGGGTAGAAGCGTGGCCCATAATAACCGGCGGGAATCGTTCGGTTTAGGGGCTGTTTGGGTAGTTTGGGTATATGATTCTGTATTGTAGAAAAAAGTAGTATATATTAGGAATGGCTAATATACCGTCGAGGCGGACGGACTTTTCCGGAGTGCCCAAATTGCCCAAATGACCCAAGATTGCCCGCCACCGGCCGCCCCACGCCCGCGCCGCCACGCCATCGGCTTGGGCAGTTTGGGCAAAAATAAAACCATTGCCCAAACTGCCCAAAGTGCCCAAGAGGCAAGATAGGAATAAATGCCTATCATGCCGCCTGGCGCGCGACGGCAGCTCCGCGTCGACCGGCGTCGACCGGCGTCGACCGATCCCGATCTCGATCTCGATCTCGATCTCGGCGTCGACCGATCCCGATCTCGATCTCGGCGTCGACCGATCCCGCTCCGCGCCTGTTTGCTAGTAGACCGGTCGGTCTATGCCTGTTTGCTAGTAGACCGGTCGGGCTATGCCAGCCTCCGGCCGTCGGCCGGCGGGGGAGCCCGGCCCTGGCGCTCGGGGGTAAAAATACGGAGGGGCCACAAGAAATTTTTTATTTTTAAAACGGTCAGAAAATGCGTTAATTAATCATGTCTTTTCACAGCCTCCCCTACGAGCCGCGCGATCTGAAAGCCACAGAGGCGCGTCTGACGCAGATATATGAGATGGCTAAACTGGGCCTGCGCGGAGACGCGCTGGCGTTCTCGCTGGACATGACGCCGGACGAATATCGGGCGCTGGTCAGCCGGGACCGAATGGCGCAGTATGCAGAGGATAGGGGGCGCGCAGAGGCCGAGGCCGAGATGTCCGGCGTTCTCCGCGCCGCCGCGCTGAACGGCGACACGAAGGCCGCGCTCGACATCTTGAAGCATACGCATGGCTGGGTCGCCAAGCAGGCGGTCAGCGTAGAGGTCAATCAGACAATCAGCATTACGGCGGCGCTCGAAGAAGCCAAGATGCGCGTCATAGAGGGTTCACTTGCAGACTCCCATATTTTCCCCGCAGGACGAACAGACGTTGATGGCGACGCTATGGAGCCGTCAGATAAAGGACGACCCGCTGGCGTTCGTGAGGCTGGCCTTCCCGTGGAGTAAGCCGGGAACGCCGCTGGAGCACTTCGAGGGGCCGCGCCACTGGCAGCGGGAGGTTCTGGCTGAACTGCGGGACCACATACAGCAGAACAACGGCCGGCTGGACTTCGAGACGTTCAGAATGGCGACGAGCTCCGGGCGCGGCATCGGCAAGTCCGCGCTCGTCTCATGGCTGGTCATCTGGATGCTGACGACCCGGATCGGCTCGACAACTATCGTGTCGGCCAACTCCGAGGCTCAGCTTCGGTCGGTGACATGGGCGGAAATCACCAAATGGCTCAGCATGGGGCTGAACAGCCACTGGTTTGAAGTCTCCGCAACGCGGGTGGCCCCGGCGAAATGGCTGACGGAACTGGTCGAGCGGGACTTGAAGCTGGGCACGCGCTACTGGGGCGTCGAGGGGCGTCTGTGGTCGGAGGAGAACCCGGACAGCTACGCGGGCGTCCATAACTTCGCGGGCGTCATGCTGGTCCTGGACGAGGCCAGCGGCATACCTGACTCCATCTGGAGCGTCGCGCAGGGGTTCTTTACCGAGAACACGCCAAATCGCTTCTGGATGGCCTTCAGCAACCCCCGGCGCAACTCGGGCTACTTCTATGAGTGTTTCAACTCCAAGCGGGCGTTCTGGCGCACCAAGACCGTGGACGCCAGGGGCGTCGAGGGCACGGACAAGAACGTCTACCAGCAGATCATAGACGAGTATGGGCCGGACAGCGTGCAGGCGCACGTCGAGGTCTATGGGGAGTTCCCCAACGCGGGAGACGACCAGTTCATCCCGGCGTCGCTGGTCAAGGACGCCACCGAGCGGCCCAAGTGGAACGATCAGACCGCGCCCATCGTCGTCGGCGTGGACCCGGCGCGGTTCGGGTCGGACGCTACCGTCATCGCGGTGCGGCAGGGGCGGGACATCATCGCCATACAGCGGCACCGGGGCGACGACACCATGACGGTCGTGGGGCATGTCATCGACGTAATACAGAGCTACAGCCCGGCGCTGGTCGTCATAGACGAGGGCGGGCTGGGCGCGGGCATCGTGGACCGGCTGAAGGAGCAGCGATACAAGATACGGGGCGTCAACTTCGGGTCACGCAGCAGCAAGCCGATCATGTATGGGAACAAGCGCGCTGAAATCTGGGGCGCGATGAAGGAGTGGCTGAAAACGGCGAGCATCCCCAACGACCGCTATCTGAAAGGCGACCTGACCGGGCCAATGGTCAAGCCGGACAGCAAGGGGGCCATCTTCCTGGAGAGCAAGAAGGACATGAAGGCCAGAGGGCTCGCCAGCCCCGACGCGGCGGACGCCATCGCGGTCACTTTCGCCTTCCCCGTCGCGCACCGAGAAGCGCGAATGGACACACGGTCAAGAATAAACTATAGTCCGGGCGGAAATCCTTCTAGCTGGATGGCGTCCTAGTGCCGTATAAAAATGCTGAAATACGCCGCCAAAAGGCTAGGCTTTATACGGCTGCTTACCGCGCGCGACGAAACGCAGACGCGTCTGCTCCCGCGCTCCGACCGACAAGGCGTTCAAAAGTCCGCTAAATCGAGGCAAAAGTGATTTATTCTCTGAATCCGTGAGGTGTATGTTTCATGTGTTCAAGAGAATGACAAATAGGACACAAAACTTCTAGATTAGACAGTTCATTATTGTTTCTATTTCGGTCTTTATGGTGAACACCTAATATACGAGGTTCGCTATCATACCCGCATCGCTCACATTTAATAAGAAGCTGACGTTTTTCCATATTTTTACGAACAGTTGTAAATGTGGGCTTCCAAACATCTTTAGCCGCCTTATTAATACAAGCCCGCGAGCAATATTTTCGTTTATGCGATGGAGAATCCATAAACTTTGTGCCGCAATGCGCGCAAGTATGTTCGACAGAACCTTTTCGGCTCATTGCTTTATGGTAGCATTTTGGGCTGCAATACTTGGCTTTGTTGGCCCTGCTTGCTATGTGCGTAAATTGAGTTCCACATTCTTCGCAAATCGTGGTAGTCTCTTGCCGCGCGTCCAATGCCTGACAGCTTCGGCTACAATAGATAGCCGTATCTTTTCGGTAATTCGCCACTGTAAACAAAGACTTACAATGTTTACAGGTAATTGTTACTCTTTCGCGGGAGCGAACCGTGCCCTTAGTCAAAAGCGCCTCCAAAAAAGCGTTTAGAGAAAACGTGCGAACAGAGATAAAAGAGGCTAAGAGACCTGTCAAGCAGGCCGTCGCCATCGCCTACTCGACCAAGCGGGCCGCAGCCGCCAAGAAGGGCAAATCTTGTGGCAAATGACGTTAAAGCCGCCGGGAAAGTAGCCTCTGGCGACGACGACACGCTGAGCACCATGCGGCACCGCCTGAAAATGGCGGTTTCGGCGTTTTCGGACAGCCGCGAAGACGAGCTTGACGACTTGCGTTTCATGGCGGGCAGCCCGGATAACGCCTGGCAATGGCCCGCCGACGTGCTGGCGACGCGCGGCGCGGTGCAGGGGCAGACGATCAATGCCCGGCCGTGCCTGACAATCAACAAGCTGCCCCAGCACGTCCGGCTGGTCACCAACGAGCAGCGGCAGAACCGGCCGCAAGGCAAGGTGATCCCCGCCGATGACCGAGCTGACGTTCAGGTGGCGGAAATCTTCAACGGCATCGTCCGGCATATTGAATATCTGTCCGACGCCGACGTGGCCTATGACACCGCCTGCGATAATCAAGTAACCTACGGTGAGGGTTACATTCGGATACTCACCGAATACTGTCGAGAAGACAGTTTCGACCAAGATTTGAAGATTGCTCGCGTCCGTAACAGCTTTAGCGTCTACATGGACCCCACGGTTCAAGACCCGTGCGGCTCCGACGCCGAATGGTGCTTCATTACGGAAGACATTAGCAAAGACGAATATGCGCGCCAGTTCCCCGACGCGCAGCCGATTTCGTCTATCCAGCAGATGGGCGTTGGCGATCAGTCGCTCAGCATGTGGCTGAACGAGGAAACCATCCGCATCGCGGAATATTTCTATATCGAGCACCGTTCCGCGACGCTGAACCTCTACCCGGACAACGTGACGGCTTTTGACGGTTCGCCGCAGGACAAGATGCTGCGGGGGCAGTTCGGCGGCCCGCTGCGCAGCCGTCAGGTGGACCGTAAACAGGTCAAGTGGATCAAAACTAACGGCTACGAGATTCTTGAAGAAAGAGACTGGGCCGGCAAATGGATTCCGGTCGTCCGCGTCGTTGGTAATGAGTTCGAAGTGGACGGCCAACTGTATCTGTCGGGGCTTGTGCGCAACGCCAAGGACGCGCAGCGCATGTATAACTACTGGGTGAGCCAGGAAGCCGAGATGCTGGCGCTGGCCCCCAAAGCGCCGTTTGTGGGCTATGGCGGGCAGTTTGAGGGCTACGAGAACCAGTGGAAGACGGCCAACGTCAACAACTGGCCCTATCTTGAGGTGAACCCGGACGTTACGGACGGCGCGGGTAGCCCGCTGCCGCTGCCGCAGCGCGCGGACCCGCCGCAAGCCCAGATGGGCCTGATACAGGCCAAGATGGGCGCGGCAGACGACATCAAGTCCACGACGGGGCAGTATGATAGCTCCATCGGCGCGGACTCTAACGAGCGCACGGGCCGGGCGATCCTCGCCCGCGAGCGCCAGGGCGACACCAGCACCTATCATTTCGTGGACAACCTCTCTCGCGCCATCCGGTATGTGACGCGGCAGTTGGTGGACCTCATTCCGAAGATTTACGACACCGAGCGCGTCGCGCGGATCATCGGAATTGACGGCGAAGTGGGCATGGTGAAGATCAATCCCGCCCAGCCGGAGCCGGTTCGCGTTCTGAAGGATCAGAACGGCATCGAACTGGAGAAGATTTATAACCCGACGATTGGCCTCTATGATGTCATGGTCACGACGGGGCCGGGCTACATGACCAAGCGTCAGGAAGCTCTCGACGCCATGCAGATGCTGCTCCAGTCCAATCCCGACCTGTGGAAGGTGGCTGGCGACCTGTTCATCCGCAACATGGACTGGCCGGGCGCGCAGGAGATGGCGGCGCGATTCGAGCGCGTTCTTGACCCGGCGGTCATCCAGAACACGGACGACTCCCCCGAGGCGCAGATCATGCGCGCTCAGATGGAGACGATGGCGAAAGAGATGGAAGCCACGACGGCTCAGATTCAGGCGCTTGTCCAGTCCTACGACATGCAGAAGCTGGCCATTGACGAGCAGAACAGCCAGATCAAGGCGTTTGAGGCCGAGACTAAGCGTATGCAGGCGTTCCAGAACAGCATGACGCCGGACCAGATTTCTGACATCGTGCAGGGCACAATAGCGGCGGCGCTGGATTCGGGCGACCTTATCGGCGGCGTTGAGGAACGTGGAGAGATGATGTGACCTGTGAAGTTTTTATAGGGCATCTCTTTCTTGCCCGAGACGTGGCGCATAGCTCGCACTTGAACACGCGGTCGTATGCCAAGCACAAGGCGCTGGGCAAGTTCTACGGCGACGTTATCGACCTCGCGGACACGTTCGCGGAGGCGTATATGGGCCGACACGGGATGATCGGGCCGATTGCCTTGCAGTCGGCCAAGAAGACCAGCAATATCGTGGACTTTCTCGAAGACTCTTTGAGGGACATCGAGGATTTGCGATATAAAGTCTGCGACAAGGACGACACCGCGTTGCAGAACATCATCGACGAAATAGTGGGGCTGTATCTCAGCACGCTCTACAAATTGAAGTTTCTGGGGTAAGCGACATGGGCCTGAAATCTACTACGCAATGCCTTGGCTATCAGCAGATTACCAGCCTGTCGTCTGCTACCGGGCTCACGGTCCCTGTCGGGGCTACCATGGCGGTCATCGCGCCGCTGACGCAGGGCGTCCGTTGGCGTGACGACGGCACGAATCCGACGGCAAGCGTTGGTATGCCTATCTCGGCGGGGGCATACTTCAATTATGACGGCGACCTCAAGAACATCAAGTTCATTGAGCAGACCGCTTCGGCAGAATTGAACGTGAGCTACTATGCTTAAAATTCGGAGTGGCGGACAGGTCATCTACGTCAACATGGCGCGCAGCTATGAGACTGGCGATGGCCCTTACGTCATCGGTCCCGCAGGCCCGTATGTGCCGCCGGTAAGCGGAGACAGCATCCTTCTTGAAGATGGGGTTAGCTTCCTTCTTCTCGAAAACGGCGTTGATAATCTCCTTCTGGAAGGCTCCGCGCCCGCAGTAACCACCGGCATCCTTTTGGAAGATGGAATTAGTTTCCTTCTTCTTGAAAACGGAACCGACATCTTGCTTCAGGAATAAGACGCCATGGCCAACACAGCTATTTCCAACCTCACGGCGAGCGCCGCCAATCTCGCCTCTACGGACCTCGTGCCTGTCGTGCAGACGGCTGGCGTTGGCCCGGTGAAAATGACCGGCACTCAGCTTGCCAGCGGCGTTCTTTATGCCAACGCCGGCCCTGCGCGTGTCGGCGCGTCTCTCGGGCAGTCTTTGGTGCAGCTTGCAGTGATGACGAGCAGCGACACGACGCTCACACTGTCAACCGGCACCACTACCGGCTTCCCTTCTCAGGGTTTGCTGTTCATCAGAAATAACACGCCCGCGAACAGCGAGATTGTGTCCTACACCGGCATCACGTCCACCACATTCACAGGCGTGACGCGCGGGCTTTATGGCACGACGGCCTCGTCTACCGGAGGCGTGACTAATTTCGCGCTGATTACTTCGATTGTCGCGTCCACCACGTCAACCGTCCCTGACCAGACGGTGCTGCACTGGCCTTACTATAATTACGTGCAGACCGTGTTTGGTCGTGTCAACAGGACGTTTGCGCTCGATGCTGGCGCTTCTGCCAGCGCGGCAAGCATTGTGTCGGAAGCCATCGGGACGACCAAAATCTGGTTCGGCGGGATTCAGTCGAACACGATCCCATCTATGGAAGGCAGTGGCTCTTCGGCATACATCAACGCTGGCGAGCTTGTCCTCCGTCCGGCAAACGCGGCAACGTCGGTCGTTCTGAACAACGTAAGCTCCGGTGTGCTGCGGCTTGATAACGCCCTTTTGCTAAACGGCATCCTGTTCGCCAATGTCCCCGGAACTCCGGTTTCTGGAATGCTTGTCAAAATCACTGACAGCTCGGTGACGACTGGCACGGTTGCGGGCGGCGGGGCCAACACCGTGCTTGCCGTATACAGGGGCTCTACGACGAATTGGCAAGTGCTGTTCGCGCTCTAATAAGGAAAACCCCAATGGGCTATTTTGAAATGTCTTCGAAGCGGAATGCGGACGCCAGTCCGCTCTCCGCTCGCGTCACGATTGCGGACGCGGACATTGATCGTATCACGGCGGCATATGCGGAAATCTACTTCCCGAATGGCGTCGAGGTCTCCCCCGGCGACCCGACCGCCGACCCGCCGATCCCGCCCGACGTCCGCCCGCCGACGGGGCAGGAAGTCTTTAACGCCGTGACTACCGGCGTCATCCAGAGCCTCGTTGCGAACACGCTCGGCGTCGAGAAATCCGACGCGGCGCGTGTGGCCCAGGACGCGGTTCCGCCGATCCCTGTTGCCCCGGCAGCAAAGGCGTAATATATTCAATGTCAACCGACTGGCCGGAAAGCTAGGTAGAGATGGAAAACGAACAGGCTGTAGCGGACATCAGCCCCGCGCCGGAACCGGAAGCCACGGCAGCGCCGGAAACCGCAGAGACGACGCCGGAAGAACAGCAACCGTCAAAGACGTTCACTCAGGATGAGTTGGACGCGATTGTCGGGAAGCGTCTTGCGAGAGAACAGCGTAAGTGGGAAAGAGAGCAGGCCCAGCGCCTGGCGGAATCGCGGGTAAAATCCGCGACACCTCCCGCAGACCCGAATGATTTTGAGACGGCTCACCAATACGCGGAAGCGTTGGCCGAGCAGAAGGCTCAAGAACTTCTGGCGAAGCGTGAGGCCGCCAAGCAGCAAGCCGCTATCGTAGACGCCTATCAGGAGTTGGAGGAATCCGCTCGGGACA